TACCTTAGGTGGTATTAACTCTGCCATTCGCAAGTATGCCTCTGAGCAGGCAGGTCCCTTTGACTTACAAAGCAATCTGGTCAGTGTTGACGACTCCTGCAAGTGCCCTTCCTGTGGTGGTTCTATGAAATATATGCCTACGGCAGAAAGCGAGAAGTTCTATGTTGTGATGGCAGATGAGGGTCCAGATTCAACGGAAGCCATGCCACCCTCTGAAGAAACTTCGGTCCCCCCCGAGGAAGATCCTGGTACGGAATTGCCTTCTACTGAAGAACCTGAGGGGGAAGAAGGTGTCTCCGTTGAAGAGGATATGCCTACCGAGTCCCCTGAAGATGGAAAGAGGGACGAGGGGGAGGGTAACGGTGAGGAGGACACTCCAGAAGTTGCAGTAAACCAAGAAAAGCTAGCCATGTACCTAGGCTAACCTATTAGACCCTTGGTTATTCAAGGGTCTGCCCCTATACTACATAATAAATATGATTCGAGTAAAAGGTACAGATTTTAAGACAGTAGAGCTCCCTGACCTAGGGGATAGGATTTTCTTTGGACAAACTAAGTCCTATTCCGAAAATGCCTTTTCCTCATCAGTGGATTTAGCGGAGGCTATTCAGAAGAACAGGGTAGCCGTTGTTTCTGGTTCAGAACCCCCTCCCTCCTTATACCTTTCTAAAAAGAAAGAGGTTACAGAGGTAGCTAGGATAGCAGAACCCCCTAAGGTAGAGGAAGCTCCCCCTCCTCCTCCTCCTCCTCCTCCTCCTCCTCCTCCTCCTCCTCCTGCTCGACAAGAAATGGGACCTGTACCTGAGGTATCTTCTGCGGTCCTAGGTAAGATAACCGATGTTCTTGGGGAAATACAAAATACCCTAAAGACCCAGAAGGAAGACACAACTAAGGCTATACAAGAGAACACCACTAGAGTAGAAAAGGCTATGGCAGGCTTAACTATATCAGGTGTTAACGTATCCTCCCCTGTACAACCAACTCATACTCGAGTGGAAGAAGTGTTTGTACCCAGCACACTAACAGTAACTGATATGACAAATCATGTAAACCTAAAGACTCGAGAAATAGGTCAGGGGGACTCGGTTAGAAATTCATTGAACAAACTCAAGCAGTTAAAAAATCAGTCAATTCAAGGCTAAGGAGATAACACATGGCAAAGGGATTAGATATAGGAACCTGTTTTCTTGTAGGAGCCTCCTACACCGATAAAACAGAAATGGCAGGGGTGGGTATAAAGTCAGTAAGGGATGCTTTCCTTGACTTGGAGAATGAGCCTACCATCAAGAACGTGCTCAAGATGAGTAAAGCTCACTATATTGAAAAGGAAGATACTGTCTATATTATAGGGGATTCTGCTCTTCGTATGGCAAACCTCCTTAAAAAGGAGATCCGCAGGCCTCTGTCCCAGGGTGTTATTGCCGCAGGTGAAAGAGAGGCCGAAAAGATTTTGGTTATGCTTCTAAAAGAAGTCGTGGGGGAACCCGAAAAGGATGGGGAGACGGTGTACTTCTCAGTCCCGGCAGCGCCCATTGACAAGGTCGCGGATGTCATCTATCACGAAGCAATCTTCAAAAAGATATTGACAGAATTTGGTTACAAAGCTGTGGCTATGAATGAGGCAGCTGCAGTGGTTTATTCCAATGCTGAACCAGAAGGGTTTACCGCCCTTGGTATTTCCTTTGGAGCAGGCATGACCAATGCTGCACTTCTGTACCAAAGCATGCCAGGCATGCAGTTTTCAGTTGCCCGAGGCGGAGACTGGATTGATGCAGGATCTGCAGGTGCCACTGGTCGTACCCAAGCCCAAATCATGGCTACAAAGGAAAAAGGGGTAGATCTCCTGAAACCGGAAGCCGGTGACCCCAAGACCACTCGGGAAAGGGAAGCAGTAGCGGTATACTACAAGAATCTGATCAACTATGTGGTGGAATCTATCAAGAAGGAATTTCGGAAGACGGAAAGTGCAGTACAGATTGACTGTCCTATTCCTATCATTATCTCAGGTGGAACATCCAAAGCAGGAAACTTCCTGGAATTGTTCAAGCAGGAGTTTGCCAAGATAAAGGACTTCCCCTTTGAAGTTTCTGAAATCCGCATGGCTCAGGATCCGTTGGCTGATGTGGCCAAGGGGCTTCTTATCGCGGCCTCACTGGATTAACTTCATAGCTGGGACGATAATTATCTAATCGTTCCAGCCTGTTTTTTACAGGCGGTCTTCTGATGCTCGAAAACAACCTCTACCAGGTTATAAAGAAAAGGATGCTAGACGAGATGAATGACTCTCTTCGTCGTCATCCAGTATATCGTGGGGATGTTAAGGCATATGGGAAATACCATATGGGTAAAGAAAGACCCCAGGTAGGAGTAAGCCTTGTCAATGTAGGTAGCAGCCGAGAGACACTAAGTCCAGATGATACCTTAGGGGATCTTATTTCTATGGTAGTTGCTACTCGGGTAGGTAACTGCCCGGGTACAAGTGTTGAGTGGGTATGGGAGAATTCCGCTAATATCTCTAAGTATGTGAAAGACGAGGTGGCCACAGGGACCCTTAGCTCGGACCGAATGTCCTTCTCAACAAGCCACCCTTACGTTACTGAAGGGCCTCAGAGCCCTAACCCCGCTAGCAATGTTGGTCAGATTCGAGTGTACGTAGGCGGTAAACACCAGATACCCCGGAGTATTGAGGCAAGTACTGGTAGGGTATTTCTGTACTCACCGGTACCTGCCAATACAGAAGTGTTGGTTTCCTATTACTACAAGGATGTGGATCCCCCTGGTTTTTATTTCATAGAGATTTTGGACAAAACCTCATTCATAATGACGCCAATGTTTTCTGTAGAGGAGGAGTTGGTTGCCCCTAAGGTTACAGGCACCGAGGCTATCCTACAGTTGGCCAATACACCTGTTCTGATAGATTACGTACTTTCCCTTTATCTTAGGTGGTCCCCGACGGCCCCTAGGGTATTTTTAGACAGAAATGTGGATTACACTATACTAGAAGATGGGACCATCACCATGTTAACTCCTCTACCTGCGGGGTACTCTCTATATGCGTCGTATAGATGGAGAGGTGCCGATAAGGGCCCTTACACAATAGATGGGGAGTATTCCTTCAATACAGAAGCTATCAAAGGAGTTGTACTGGCATTTGGGTCTAGGGTAGAGGAAGGGGACAAAGTTTGTGTTGTCTTTACGGATAAGAGAGAAAGGTGTGCTCAAGTGAAAGGTGGGCACTACATAATGAATTTTGAGTGGAAGGTTTTTTCCAGGGATCCCATGACTACCTCGGAAATAACGGACCATCTAGTTTCGGATATCTGGGCATTTCGAAAGGAACCCTTAAGAAGTGAAGGAATTACTTTACAGGAAGTCACAGGTAGTGGGGAGGCGGAATCTTCTTATGATGATGCCACTCAGGCCATGTACTTTGAAAGTACCGTCTCTATGGAGATCAGAACAGAATGGAAATTGTTCATTCCATACATACTGAAACTAAAACAATATCGGGATTTGACTCAGTATCACCATTCATATGGGAACACTGAGATAGTCAACTATACCACAATCAGGGCACCTGAGCTAGGGTACCCAACAATAGTATAACAAAATAGGAGAAAAACATGCCTACATACAGATATACCTGTGAGACTTGCAAGCAGGAAACAGATCTTTTAGTTCTTCCAAAGGTAAGAGACAGTCAGGTGTGTAACACTTGTGGTAATCCCCTTGTAAGGAAGGGTTCCGAGGGATTTGCAGTAAACACTCCTTTGGATACCAATAAAAAGGATGCATACTCAAACTCAGAGATAGATAAAGTTATTGGTGCTTCTGCAGCTAAGAAGTGGGACAAACTCCATAAGAAAATTGATGAGAAGCTGGCGGGACCCAATGTGGTCACTGTAGATATCAAGCCTGGCCAACCTTTCAACCCCGAGCACCTTCTGGGGGATTCAGAGAGGAAAGAAAAAGCTGCTATTTACTCAAAACATGTCAAAGATACTCCTGCAGAAACATTGGGGCTTGAAAAGTCCGGTTTTAAGAGAGTGGATATCTAAGAAACCCAGATAATCTTCTAATTCACGCAGGGGCATTAACAAAATTAGTGCCCTGTGGTTTTCTGTATACTGCCTGCGGGAGCACTCAACTGAAAGATATCTTGCACCCAATGCAAGTAAGGCACGGCAGAAAACGAGGAGATACATCATGGCTATTGGACCATTGGAAGAGTTTGCTTTCCCAGGTACCTACACAAGGACCTTTACAGAGGCTCCCAAGGCTACTGCCGCAGGTGCCCAGCGTTATGCAGCCCTGATCGGGGTAGGTCCTGAGGAAGAAAGGGTTGAAGGATTTGAAATGGTCCGTGGCTCTTCTGCCACGGCTGCCAATATCGTTCTAGGTGAAGTCGCCCTAGAGAATGGTAGGGGCAATGTTGCGGATGGTGTGAACGTGGATTTCTACGTAAGGCACTACCCTATTGTTATAAATGATGGCCAAGGTACCTATGCTACCCAACCGAGCGATGTAATTGTTGCTGTAAATGGTGAGAATGTACCAGTACAGACGGTGTCCGCTCTTAACGGGAAAATTACTCTTGTTAATCCTCCTTCTGCAGGGGACCTGGTAGTTCTTAACTACTACTTCAAGCGTCGAGATCTGTATGTTGGGAATGATGACCAAAGTTCTCAGGCTGATGGTTCCACAACCATCTTCAAGGTAGGGGCTTCTCGTATCGTTACGGGGGACAATGGGGGCAACAGTGCTTCTAGCTCTATCATTGATGGCAGCACAGGTTTCAGTTACACCGTGAAGAATGAGATCAATGGTCTCATGATAACAGTCCCTATCCTCCAGGTTCTGGTGAATGGGGAAGTGGCAGCTATTTCTGCGGTGTCTGGTGCTTATGGTACTTTCACCCTGGTAGATGCACCTGCTGATGGATCTGAGGTGCTGGTCAGTTACTTCCGTAATGATTGGCAAAACACTTTTGACATTCTGCCTGCTGCATATGTATCTAACATTACCCAAGTAGGTTTTACCCCCGGTAGAACGGATTTTAAGGGAGATGTGGACTATGTTCTAGCTAACGAGAATGAGATCCATTGGGGAAATTCTTTCTCTATCACAGCGGGTGCTAACACTTCAGGTACCTCTGTTTTTGGGCCCAATCAGGTAGCTGGTTCCCAGGTGGATTATCGTTATTACATGATAGAGGCTACTGCTAGTTCTTCTAGTTCAAAACAGTATGTTCTGCCATATGCTCCTGTTAATGGGGATGGGACAGGGACTCCTATGGCCTCCCCCAACAATAACACTGCAAGCACCTATGATGATCTTGTGGCCTATGTTGGTGTGGATGAAGAGTCTGCCAAAACAAACCCTGTCACAGTGGTGAGTATCAGTGGTTCTGTCATTACCTTGAGGACAGCCCCTGCCGCAGGCATGAAAGTGTTTGTGAGCTACTTTGTCAACAAGCTTACCGATGACACCTGGACAATTACAAACAAGGTATCTGGTGATACCGGAGTGGGTAAATATACCGTAATTGGGTCCTCCTTGGGCAATGCCCGTCAGGTGGTTCTCGACAGTGCTAGCACCTCCACAGCTACCTTCCTAGATACAGGCGTTGTAGTGTGGGATGGTGTTGCTGGTACTAGTAATGCCTATATCAAACCATCTCGTGTATTTGGTGATGAAACCATTACTGTTACTGTGGATGCCGCGGGAGAGTTCATAGTCACATCCAATGTGGCAACGGGTACAGGGTCAGGTACTGTAAATACAGGTTTAGTAGGAAAGACTTATATTGACCCCATCACAGGGTTCACTTTTGCTCTTGCTACGGCAACAGCAGGTACCCTGATATTTAAGGTTACTAAGACCTTTACTGTCCTGAACCAGTGGGATCTAAGTATCCCTGGTATCCGTCTAAGTGTTACCAACACCACTGCTGTGGGTACCTCTGATACAGCTATCCTGGATACTTTCAACCTGGTAGAAGACACAGAACCAAGTAATGGTGACAACTACTACGTCACCTTTGATAAGGAGAAGATTGACTACTCTGCTAAGTATGTAACTTCTTTCCCTGAAGTAGTTACGAAGTTTGGTGCCTTGGCTCAGAATAACCCCATCGTCATGGGTGCCTACCTATACTTCAAGAATGGTGGTCAAGCTTTGGTTATCAAGCAGGTCAAGAAGGCAACTGGTAGCAACGATGCTTCTGTTTCCTCTTACATTGAAGCTATAGATATCTTCAATGAGCCTGTCTCCAACGGTACTCGTCCTTCCTTGATTAGTGTTATGTCTACTAACCGTCAGGTTATCAATTATCTGAAGTCATCTAATGCTCAACAGTCCAGCATTCGTTTCCAGAATGAAAGGACTTCCTATGCAGGCGTGGCAGCAGGTACCGTTCCCGAAGATGTTCTCGCTTATGCAAAGGCTCTATCTACGGAGCTGATCACTTTGGTTTACCCTGACTCGGCCATAATGACTATCCCAGACTCTAATGGAGTTGACCAGGATATTTTGGTTGGTGGTGAATATATTGCAGTGGCTCTTACCGGAGCGGATGTCTCCCCTACCTATGATATTGCAACCCCCCTCACAGGGGTGCAGCTGGTGGGCTTGTCTCGCTTGGGTAGAGTTTTGACAAAAGCAACTGCCGCATTGGTAGCCCAGAATGGTGTTACCGTGATGGAATACAAGAATAACGTCATCAGAGTGATGATGGGTCTTACTACAGATCTGACTTCTCCTTTGACAAGGGATCCCCGTATTATCGAAGTCAAGCACTTCGTGCAGCAGGGTGTTCGTGAGGTGTGTGATAAGTTTATTGGGCGCAAAAACATTGGTGGGATCACCAATGAGATCAAGACTGCCTTGGTCTCTTACTTCAATTCGCTTAAAGGTGTATACCTGATTGGTGGGTTTGATAGTAACATGACTGTTGAAGTCGACGCCAATGACCCAACTATTGTCAATGTGGCAGTTCAGTATAAGCCGATTTTCGGTATTAACTGGATCATGGTTACTCACTACCTCAGAAGTACCCTGTAATAGTAAAAGGAGAAAAACATGGAATACCGTAGTAAACTCGCCGGACTTTTCAGGGAAGCTTCCCAGGCTGTGTCGGCAAACACCCACATGGCTTCGGACTTGCTCACGATGGCTTCAGCCTTGGACAAAATGACCGACGAGAAGTTTGCATCTTTCACCGATGCAAAAGCTCTTAAGGGTATATTCGAGGGTAAAAGGGTTGTCGAAGGTAAGGGACTTCCGGAAGGGGTTTCCTTTGAGAATAAGAATACTGAAGTACAAGACAATGAGTCCCAGTGGGATAAGAAAGCTTTCTCTTGGAATGAGAAAGCAGCCTCTATGGTCAAGAGCAAGCTAGCCTCCGCCTTCAAGAAGGCAGGTGATGTAGGTATTGATACTGGCCGTCCAGATGCTGTTGCCCAGGCAAATCTCACTCCTGAACAGACTCCCGATGGTTCCCGTAATCAGGGTACTGTAAAAGGAACTCCCGAAGGTACACCTGCTGCTTTGACAAAGGAGCAGACTCCTGACCAAAAAGAAGTGCTGACTTCTGACATGGTAGCAAAGAGTGAAAAGGGTGAGAAGGAAGCTGGGGCTCCCTTGGAACCTGCAGCAGAACCTGCAGCAGAACCTGCAGCAGAACCTGCAGCAGAACCTGCAGCAGAACCTACCTCCACTCCTGCGGAAGCCCAAGCTCCTAAGGGTGGATACACATTTGCAGGTATCGAGATGCAGGCGAGTGAAGTGCTTTCTTCCGTTGCAGGCATCGATGCAGATCTGAAAGGTCTGTTTTAACAATAAGGAAGGGTAAGCTTTATGGCTACATCAACGAAAGGCGCATATGTTAATAGGAGGGGGTATTCTCCGAATACCGTCTCCGAGATCTCGTCAAAAACGAAGATCTACGCAAAGGACGCAGACCTAGATGGACTTGTCCAGGTAGGTGTGATTGCCTCGTTCGACCCGAACGAGTCTAGGAATATTGAGCCCATCCGTGGTATTGGTTTCGGAGATCAGGTAGCAGAGCTTATTCCTGGTGTTACCGAACCCATGACAATCAGTGTTGTAAGGACCGCACAGTACCTATCCTCCATATACCAAGTATTTGGTTATAGAGGGGGAGTCAGTGGCCTGGTACGTTCCTTAAAGCATCACCGGTGGCCCTTCGATGTCAAGAAGGAAACAGTATTCTCGGAAATCGTAAACAGTGATGCAGCTCAGCTGTCAACTGTTGGTGATGAGACTACTCCCATTGACAGTGGCGATGGGTACAAGGCGTTGGTAACTTATTATGAAGGTTGTTGGTTTTCCTCATGGTCTACCAGTTATTCTTCGGATACCGCTCTTGTTCAGGAAAACTGTGAAATGATGGTATCGGATGTATGGGATGGCACCAATCAGGTAGCTATCAGTGGTATCCAGGATACAGGCAACAAGTTTACCTCCCAGCGCTTCGATGGGAAGTAAGTAAATCAATAGAATGAAGGAAGCTCCCCCTGCCTCACACCAGGGGGAGCTTATATAATAACACATATTTAGATAGAAAATATGCCAAGGTGAACCCCCACTGAAAAGTGAGGCAACATGAATATAAGACAACAAAATCTTAGCCTAAGTAAGAGGGCTACCTTCCTATCTATGTGTGTTGCAAAGAGTAAGACAACGTGTAGCATAGGAGATAAAACATGGGTAGCAAATACCTGAACCTCATCCAAGAAACCCTAAAAAAGTCTTCACTTCGTACTGATGTTGTTGTACAGGGTATAACCTTTACATTGACCCCCTCTTCGACAAAGGATGAATACATTCTTGCCGAGCATATGGCGTCTCTTTCCCAGAATCAGGATGACGTGTTCTCGTCCCTTCAGTCCATCAGAGCAAGGGCCCTAGCCTCTATGATCTGTGCCATAAATGGCGAAGAGATTCCAGACATGGTGGAGAGGGATAATGGGGCCAAAGTAGAGAGGGCTATCTACCTTGCAGAGGACATCATACAGTGGCCCTCAGTCATAGTCAACAGTTTGTTTATGGTTTCCACCGATTTTAAGAAAAGAGTCCGGGATACAGTAAGAGGTTCAGTCAAATATGAATGGTTTGGTGTGGACATGATTGCTGAAGAGATCAAAGAAGAACTCGAAGCGGAAGAGATGGACAAGCTGGCGGAAGAGGCAGAAAAGGAACAGCTATCCGTAGTTCCCGATAGCACCCCTTCTCCGGAGGCTAGTTCTTTCAATGCTCCTCAGGAGCCTGCAACTCCTACAGAGTAATGAGGCTTCTACTTGGATGTTGATAAGGCATATACGGTACTCCAGAGGGTAGTGGAGACAGGGTACGACATGGCTGGAGTATCTATTTCTGGTATTCCCGTCGTGCTTAAAACTATAACTCCTCTGGAGATATCCTTGGCACGGCAGCATTCCTTTGGTGGAGAGCTAAAATCGTTTAGGCTATATCTACTGGCTTACCACACCTTGATGATAAAGGGCAAAACTTGCATAGAAGAGCGTCCTAGTTCTATAGAGGACCTCGTGGATTTTTACAAGGAACTCCCCCAGGAAGTTTTAGAGCTGGTAGAAGAAACAGCTTATCAGCTTCAGAAGAGATATCGTAGATATATGCGTCTGATAGAGGGGTTTACTTTATCAGACAGCTCACGCACCCTGTGGAAGCTTCGTAAGGGTAATGCCTGTATAAATGAAGAGACTACAGGGATCCCAGGCTCTACATATATCGGTGTCTCCGAATGTACGTTGGCATGGTCCATAGTAAATACCTCCTTAGATCAGAACGAAGAGTATGAGAGAGGAATGGAAGAAGCCATGTTTATTGCTTCTGCCTCAAACCCTAAGGGTGTAGACAAGATAAGTAAGAGCATGGAAGTCTCTAAAAAAGAGGCCCAAGAAAGAAAGAGAATCCTGATAAAATATGGGAGCATGATACACAAGGATCTTATTGAAGGAAGGGAGATAGTCAAGAAAGAAAAGTGGACTTCCTCTGTTACAACCAGCGAGGACCTTGTGAAAGAGCTTAATCGTCAGATGAAAGGGGAAAAGGACAGACATGATCTCTTTATGGAGTCCTATCTTGAAAGGATAAGGAAAGCTGCTGAAGAAGAACAGCGGAAGGCGGAAGAGAAACTTCGCGAGATCCGGGAGAATCGTAAACTTATACCTCTTCCAACGGGAAGCTTTGAGCTTACCCCTGAAGACAGGGAAAGAATGAAGAGCAAGGAAGTGACCGCGTTCGATCTGGCTACCCAGAAAAGGGATAACTCCCTAAAGGGCGGAGGCCAGAGGGTTTCTACAGTAGGGAAGAGAGTTCTTAAGGCAGGTAGGAGATAGGTATGAGTGACGGTTTACTAAACAGGGCTAACATAGAAGAAGCTAACAGAGGTACTGCCACACTAGCCAGTAACCTTAATAGTGCTGCAACAGCCCAGGCTAAGCTTACCTCGGAAGAAGAAAAGCAGCTAAAGGTAATACGGGAAGTCCTAGAAAATAAGAGATCCCTGGTCAAAGAGGAAGGGGATTATAGTGAAAGGGTTAAGAAGACTCTTTCAGCCGAAAGAAAGAGGGCGGATTACGTTGAAAGAGCTAACAGGCGCATGGAGAAGTTCCTCAAGGAAGCCCCTGAACTTGTAGGGGATATTGATAAGAGCTTTGCCCTCGCAGGGAACAAACTTGAGAAGTCTGTAAATGCCGAATTGGAAAAGATGCTTAAGGGCTTGGATGAAGCCCTTAAGTTAGGTGCTGAGATAGAAAAAGTAGATCTGTTCAATATTGAAGACCTTAAGAAGGCCCAAAAGGTCATCAAGGGGATAAACGAGGATCTAGGAAGGTTTGACGATAGGACTTTTGGGAAAGGAATGCTGAAGAGGTCTGCCCAGATGAGAGGAGTTTGGGGTGGTGTTAAATCTGGTTGGAATGACAGAACTGGGAACGGGTGGAGAGAGTCTGGATCGTACCTCAAAAAAATGGGAGCCAATAGGATTGCCGCAAAAGGAGGATCTTCCTTAGCAGGGTCCGCTGCCTCCATGGCGGGTAAGGCGCTGATGGGAGCATCCAGGTTTGTCCCTGTAGCAGGAGCGGTGGTATCCGCGGTATCAGCAATTAACGATGCTGTAAATGCTGCAGATAGAATAGCTAAAGGTGCTCATAAAGATTATAAAGCATTGGCAGGTCCCATCTTTCAAGGCGGGAAGTTTGAAGGTGACTCCCGTAGATATAACAAGGAGATTCGGAATGTAGGTAGGAACCTAGACCTCGGCGTAGGCTATGAAGAGTGGAATGCCATGTTTGAGTCTATGAAAGGATCAGGCATGACACTTCAGGGGGTCGAAAAGAACTTTGGTTCCTTTGGTGATACTATGGAGTCCGTACAGCAGACAAGTGTTATGTTGGGGACTAGTCTAGAGGTAACGGGGGACTACTTTGCCAAGCAGTCACAAATGACAAGGTCTGGGTTAAAGACCATGGAAAAAGGCTTCTTGGAAGTAGCCCGAGGTGCTAAAGTAGCCGGAATGGAAACAAACAAGTTTTATGACTATGTACTACAGACTACTAATGCAATGGCTTTATACGGGGACTACACTGCTGCCGCTGCGGTAGCCGTTAAGAAGGGGGCATCTAATGCCACAACAAGCCAGGAGAAGGGAGCGCAGGCCGCCACGGATATAGCTTCCTGGGTGGGTAGAATGGATAACTCTACGGCAATGAACATAGGTGCCTTTGTAGGTAATAGTGGTGCTAATGCTAATGACATTGCGGACAATTTAGCTAGTAAGTTTGCGGAGAAAATGGCTTCTCTTCAGGAAGGATCCCAAGAGTGGTTAAAGTATTCTAACCTAAAGAAGGATGTGGAAGCAGTTAGATCTTCCACAGGGAACAATGCTTTGAAACTGGGCATGCTTGCTAGAATGTCTAGTACAGAGGTAGGCCCCTCTATGCTTATACAGGCGGTTAAGCAGCTAACAGGAGCAGGGAATAAAGATCTACTGGGTATGATGAGAAGTGGGAACACTGGGATGATGCTGCAAAAGGCAGAATCTCTTGGTCTTCCTAGGGAAATAATGGATCAGCTTACACAGATGATGAAAGGAGCAGGCACTTCTGGAGATGTTTTCGCAAAGCACCTGCAGCCTTTGTTTAATAAGATCCTAAAAATAGAGGATGAGGGGGAAAGGAATAAGCAGATACAGGAACTTCAAGATATTGCGAGTATACTTAAAAAGGGGGAAGCTGCAAGTGCCCTCCAAATGGATAAGGCTGCTGCATTCATGTCCAAGCAGGGGATCCCTAGGGAGTTCTTCATGAATGAAGCGGTTAAAGATGCTGTGTCCATAGGAGAAATTCTTGAAGCAAGTTTAGGTAATCTTCGTAAGGGGAAAGCTACGGGGTTTAGTGTAGGGGCATTTGCCGAGAAATCTGTAGCTAACTTGGCTGTAGAGAGTAGGGGATTTCTACCAGCTTCCTTAAATCCAGAAGATCAAAAATCTGTTAATAAGCTCACAACCCCTTTGGAGAAGCTGACCAAAATAACAATGGACTCTATTAAGTTTGATGCTTCGGATAGTCAGTTGGCAAGGGTAGGGATAGCCCTCTCTGCCTCCATTAGGGATGGTGTAGGTAATATCTATGAATGGTTAATGCATAAAGATGATATGAAACCAAAGAGGGAAGCAGAGGCCTTTTTGAAGAGTGAAAAAATGACTGCTATTGGTCAAAGTACCCGGGCTCTTAATAGCATAGTAGAGGGTCAGGATGCCCTCATTAAAAAAATAAATGCCATAGAAGACCCTACTCGAAAAAAAGGGGAGATAGAAAAGGCTCATCGTAGGAATGAGGAGATTTTCAAAACTTCTGTAGACGCTATCATTCAGAATACAGAGGGAAAGGATAAGGAGAGGTTATCTAAGTATAAGGCGGAAGCCCTAGAAAAGGGAGGGCCAGTAGCGGATATGGTAAGATACTTCCTTGATAAAGCCCGTACAACAGGAAGCTGGAAAGATATGCAAGCTAAGACTAAAGGGACCTTAGCAGTACTAAAAAACCAGAAAAGCGGAGACTTCTCAGAGAGCACCTTACGACAGCTAGCTGATTTGGAACAAACAGCTAAAGATCTTTATGACCTTCAGGTAGGTCCCGAATACCAGGATCCTATGAAAGATCCCAGGAACTGGGAGTTTCAGCCTCTTCCAGGTATGATCGTGGGTAATAATACACCTAGACTTCCTGCAGATTTTGGTAGAAACATTCCTGAGGGAATGAGGCTGCTTCCCCTAGGGAGTACCCCTGCAGGTACTTCTGCTGGCGGGAAGAGTACTGTGAATGTTTTTGTAAATCAAGAAAGGACTGCAGACGGTAAAGATAAGTGGGATGCATCCTACAATACGAACCCCTACCCATCTACCCCTTAAACAGATACTGGTGTTATATGGATTTTTATACTGATGCAGCACAGACACAGCAAGCGAGTGAAACTAACCCGTTCCTCAGGGGGGACCTTGTCTATAAGGCTTTGGGTAAGATAGCTAAGGATAGAGAGTACCTAATAACTGTAGATGAGTTTCTAGGTTCTTTCTATAACTCGTTGATTGATATTTCTGAGACGGATACCACCTCCTTGTGTGTAGATAAGCAAGCCCTTATTACCTTTCTACAGCCGGGAGATAGCCCTCCCTATCTTCACATTTCCTTTATCACTAGGGTAATGGATCTTACCTCCACTACCCCTCCCATATCAAAGGTACCAGTGTCTTGGTCTACTTCAATGAAGGAGCAGGTGGGCATCACTTGGTTAAAGACATACGCCAGTTCAATATTCATACCATACAACGATCTTGTTGCCTTCACAACACAAACACCGGGATTTTCAAACCAAGACGCAATAGATATCCTGAACAGTATACAAGTAGGTGGTGATAGAAGGGAATCAGGTAAGTCAAGTACTTTAGTTCTTAACAATGTTGAAATAAAATCATCCATAGAAGTAAATGACTTTGTTGAACCAGGGCTTACCCAGTATTTAATGCTACAGAAAAGGCCACCTGGGGATTTTTTCAAGGTCGAGCTTATAGCTCCCTCTGGGACTCCTGGTGGGGTAGAACGTCATAATATTGCTACGGCAACAGGAGAGGAGGTAACCTCCCTTATACTGAATATGTCTCCAAATTCTTTAGTGGTAAACTCGGCTAAGAAAGTGAACAGGGTTCAGTCCTTTACTCGATGGGTAGAAGAACACTGGGGAGATGAAATAGATCAGATATCCTTTTCTGGAAATACGTTTGCTTTCATCACAGAGGATTACGGGTTGGCAGTGGTAAATAGGGACACATCCAGTCCCTACAAAGAATTACAGCATCTTGTGAATATATACCTGCTTAATGGTGCTGTTTACCATAAAGAAGAGGACAGCACCCAGGATAGGCGTATGTTCTGGGATTACACATCTGCAGGTAAAGCCAGTGTGACAATAAATAGGCATCCCCGGGCAGGTCTTATAAGCATGCGATTATATATTAAGCTGAGTTGTGACTTTGCTCAATTTACAGGGTACTTTGAATCCTTTGACGTAACAGAGGATGCCTTAAATCCCTATAGAATGGCATACACAGTATCCTTCAAATCTGAATACACTAAGTGGTTGTAGTATGGGCGAAAATGATTTAACATATGTGTTTGGAAGGAAGCTGAAAGATGTAGGGGATACTGCTCTTCCTGACTCAGCCTTACCTGCCATAGGGAATGGGATAGACACATACTCCCCAGCTATTAAAACCCACACTGATGTTTCCTCGGTGCTATCAGGTTTCAAAAAGGAAGGATATCTTCCTTTTCTGATATCCCAGGTAGATTCTAATAGGATGGCCAGCTCTTGGAAGTTAGGGTTACTGGTAAATCCTTCTGATATAAATTTTGGTTCTTCACAAAATGTGGATACAAAGTTTGGTCGCAACTCTCATATAGTGACCTTGTGGGGTGCAAGCCAGCTAACAATTACAGGGAACGGATCCTCTGCAGCCTTTTTTAACCCAGACACGGGTTTGGCTGATGTGTTTACTCGAAAAACCACTAAGGCATATGCTAATCTGATGTCCTTTGTTCAAGCTATGAGGAACAATGGGTATTATGCCTTGTCCACAACTAAAATGATGGAGGTGCGTAGGGAGAGCTCCTATCAAGAGGGGGAAAGTAGTGAAACAGGGGAAGAAGCCGCTCAAAAAGAGAAAGACAGCCAGGGTGTTTCCTCCATGGAAAGCACTGGGAATCCTTTATCTTCTTCTAGGGATGGAGAATCCTATATTACCCCCATTGTGGGTGGGAACAATAACAGGGTTATCCATGTCATGGATAACATGTCGGTATCCTATGGTGGTACTTCCTATCTAGGGTCTTTTGCCTCTTTTTCCATTGAAGCTTCAGGGGATTCCCCTTATTCCCTAAAGTACTCCTTTGTGTTCATAGTGTCCGGTCTTGATGGTGATGCTGTAGAGGGGCATATTAATAATGGTACTAATAAGGACACAGGGATAATTGTAGGGAAGCAAGGAACGAATTTTATCTTATCTTTAGGGATAAGCAAGGACTTTCTGGGAAAGTCCTCTGGAATGATCAGCTATGTTATGAACACAGCAAATACACAACTCTCTGGTAAATATTATTTGCCAACACCAACAAATTATGGGGCTTTGGCAATTCCATCAGAGTGGGAAGCTGTTGTTAAAAGTGCTGCACAGGCCAACGGTATCCTTCCCTCTTATGTAGCGACGATCATTTGCAATGAGTCTGGGTGGAACCCAAAGGCAAAGGGTCCAATGGTAACTGGTTCCACAACTTCTAGCAATAACGGCAGGCATGCCTTGGGGTTAGGTCAGTTCATGCCCGCCACTGCGGAGGAGCAGCATCTTGCAGGAGCAATAGCTAATACTACTGATGACCCTAGTGATACACGGGATCAGAGATTAGACCCAGTGAAAGCAATAAATGCTGTTGCCAGATACTTGGCACATCTTATAAGAGGGCAAGGAAATGTGGTCGAGCTGGGGGTAGCGGCATATAACGCGGGCCCGGGTACCGTGAACAAGGCTGTAGCGAAATGTGGTGGAGATCGGGAGAATCCAAATGTGATTTCCCTTCTTCCTCGACAGGAAACAAAAGACTATGTTTCTAGGTTTTTAGCCCGTCAAAAAGGCTATTCTTATCTAGATTCAACAGGTGTACTACAGGAATAACAGAACCATGTCTAATACGGGAATATATACTTTACAGGAATTCAAGAACAGGCAGGCCCTTAAGCTTGCTCCTGACATGTTTATAACGGTAATGGGTAAGACGGACGCTAGGGTGTTGCTGTCTGAATCCAGCATTGTTGAAAAGACTTCTGACGGTGAATTTGTAGAGAATCAACCAGTAATCAATGTAAAGAATTTTGATTTCAAAGGGGGCCTGCTAAGTGTCAACACAGATTGTGCAGCACAACCAGGGGCAGGTACCTGTAACATATCCTTCTCGTGCCCCACATATGATAGCTTAAATGAAAACTATTACATCACCTTACCAAATGGGACAAAGTCTTTATTTTTCCAGTCTATGATGGAAGTGAGGGTGTATTCAAAGGGAAGATTCTTGAGTAAGGACGGGACTCCTGTATACTATCCTGTTTTCTGGGGATTTATTACTACAGTTAATGAGGATATTCAAGGGAACAACGCCAACATAACTTTGGCCTGCAGAGATTGCCTTGGGTGGTGGGAGTACCAGTATGTAAATATTGTTAACTCTAATGTTCAGGAGAAGTATGGGGGCAACCCCCCTGCCAACGCAGGTAGCCTTTATAGATTCATGAATCCTTGGGCATGTATACTTAACTTGTTCAGGCAAACTGGGTTTGATAATTTTATATTCCCTACTTTTACGAAGGGGTCAGATCTTAGCCAAACAGAAGCTCCCTATACCTTGTCTAACCAGGATGGGACTAACAATGTTGGTGCCTATGAGTTGCTAGCAGGAGCAGTTATTAAAGACTGGAAAGACAGGTATGGTCTGGGGTCTGTGCTTCCTACAAGAGAGAAGAAAAATTTCTCAAATTTAGAAATGTACGGTATTAGCGGTCGTATAGACCTTAACTCTACCAATGAGTTTACCGCGGTAAGAGAAAGGGAGCTAGGAGACCAGCTAGCCTCCGCAGCTAGTAGAAAGGATACTAAGGGGGTACCTGCGGCAACGGATGAGGCTAGGAGAAAATTCAAAGAAAACTATGATGCCAAAAAGGTAGCTACTGAGAATACTTCAGGAACTTCTGGGGACCAAGTATCCTCAGGGTATGAAGAGGAGGGAGACCCCTTATATGTAGTTTCCCGTTTGCAGCAGCCAGGCGATGATGTTGTTCCCGACTTTGGTATAATGGGGGAAACCTTACCTTTTGGTAACATGGATGAATACCAAGTAGGTACGGAGCCCGTTAAGTACACCAAGCTTGAGACGGCCTCCCGTGTGGCAGACAGCATAGGGTTTGAATTCTTTCAGGATACCAATGGTGTTTTTGTTTTCAAACCTCCTTTCTTCAACATGAATGTTATTAGAAACAAGATTTATGTGATTAAGCTGGAGGACATCCTTTCTTTTAATGCAGCTGAGGATTCCACACAGGTAGTTACCTTTATGGAGGCAACGGCTCCTTTGATCCAGCTAGGTACAGCTGCTCCTTACTTAGCATATCATGTAGACTTTGCAATGATGGACAAATATGGGATAAGGGAGAAGTCGGCTACCTTGATGTATGGTGGTTCTCCTCGCAGAATAAGGGCTATGGCATGTAGTGAAATGGCGAAGGCTAATGTTAATGTGTTCACTGCCAGTCTCACCATTGTACATAGGCCTGAGCTAAGAGTAGGGTATCCTATATACATAGATCACTTGGACACTTTCTATTATGTTAAGTCCATAAATCATTCTCTTGCCTTTGGGTCCAGCGCAACAACCACCTTGTCCTTATGTGCAAGAAGAACAAGGGTGTATGATAACAATGGCCAGTTGATGAGAGGCTATATCTACAAACCCTTTGACTCTTTTAAGTATGGGGATAAATTGTCCCCTTCCGATATAGCGAAGGAAGAGAGTAAAGAAGCCATGCGTGTTTTTGATAGTAGAGATGCCTCTAAAAAGCTGGAGGCAGCAAGAGCTACTGATGACTTGGGGGTCGGGTCTAAGGGAGAGTCCAATCCTAGTGCAGCATATGCTAGGAAGCCTACAGCCACAGATAGATATTACCGGGCTAATAATCTCACAGCTTCCCCAACACCAGGTTTTTGGGTTCCTGTTCAAGCTACCTCTATGAGGGATCTTCAGGAAACCTCCAGCGATGCAAACAAACCTGTGGCTTTTGATGCAACCCGGTTTAGCGAGCTGTACATGTTCCAGGAGCAATCTGACCCCAGTGAGCCTAATTTGACTGCAGAGGAAATGGCAAAGGGGTCTCATCCTTATACAGATATAAATGGGTTTCAACATATTGGAGGATTCCCCTATGGGGCTACTTTGATTATGGGGGCAGACTCTATAATAAAGGGATCGTCATCTGGGTCCGACAAGTCAGAGGATGTGGCTACTCTGGATCTCCCAGAACTGGAAGGGTCCAGTAAGACCGTGGCTCCTGAGGTTACCCCCTCAAACGCAGGGATGGTGATATCAGGGACAAAAGAAGAAACTATTGATAAGGCTAATAGGGTATCTAATCTAGATATGGCTTAGCAAAGGGGCACCATGGGAATCAAAATAGCAGTACAAGACAAGAGAGCCCCTTCTCCTAGTAGAAAGACAGGTGCTCACTACCACAAGGAAGAAGCCCTCCCCAGGGCTCTGTGGAAAGAAAATGGGAAGAGGACAGTTAAGGGGTTAATTACCCGTGTGAACGCTGACGCCAATCTTATGGATGTGTCGGTTCAAGGGTCATCTCAGTTCCTTACTGATATCCCAATCTTTTCTCCTTATGTAGGACCTGCAGGATTCATGGGGATTTATCCAGAAGTAGGATCTCTAGTTGTTTTGATGGACTCTTCTTTTGGTTTGATCCCGGTAGCTTACGCTATTCCTCAGCCTGAGTTTGCCTTGCAGTGTGAGCTTCTTTCTCTATACCCTAAGGAAACAGCGGATAGCATTCGTGAGTTGACGAGGGTTAGGCCTGCCAAATACCGTAGGATGCGGCCAGGTGAAGGTAGGATGGCTTCCTCCCAGGGGTCAGAACTGTTTTTAGATGAGGATGCCGAACTTCTTGATAGCATGGATAACGGGTTTCGTGTCAGGTCGGGCGATGGGAGTATCCTAGCTACCTCGCAACAGAATTATATGTTTGCCAATGGGGTGTGGCGAAGTGCTGGCCCTATTCAAAGGAATTCTCTTGAAACTAAAAACTTTGGAGAGAATGACATTAGCTATGAGGCCACAGAAGTAATTCATTCTGATGGTAATCGTAGTGTTTACATAGGTGGAAGGTACCAGTACAATGATCTAGTATACAATGAGTATCGACTCGAGGTAGAAGACTCCTGTGTCCTGTCAAAACCCATAAATGACGTGAACGAAGGGGTCAACCCTAAGCCACGGTTGCCTAAGGTTTCTCATATTATGGGGAACATGGTGGGGAATAACCCTAACGATACAGGGACTTACGGTAAATTTTTAGCACCTGCTTTTACAAAAGGAACAAGAGGAAACGGGTGTTTGTTATTTGAAGCTATTAATCCCGCAGGTAATGGGGATACCCTAGGGTCTCGAGGAGTTGCCTGGGCATATCAGATACCGGATAAGGGTTTCTTTGGTCAGGACAAGGAAGGGGCCCTACATGCTTATATAGGAGAGACCAAAGGAGACACACCGGGAGTATCCGTATCCCTAGTTGCTAAAGGTGGGAAAAAGGAAGAGTGGGGTTTTATCAAGGACGGAGGACTTTCCTGGGATATGTGCACCAAAGGAGGAATCTCATGGGTAGTTGGGAAGTCCACAGACAGCCCAGCTAAAAGTATTCTTGGTAGAAGCTCTGTTGTTAGATATCTGGGTGGGACATACACTGAGCATGGGTTTTCTCAGGACTATGATAAGGATGTTCTGCAGGGTTTAGATGGCAATGATTTGGATACAGTGCATCAAGCGTCCTATAAGAAGGTTGTAAGAGTTGCAGGGAATTCTAGGGAAGAGGTTGCAGGAGACAGTGAATTCCTTATTGGAGGAAGCATTGTAGAGGAGATACAGGCTGGCAGGTCTGTTTCTGTAGGTGGATCATACAGTGAGTCCGTCATAGGTGACAGGACTATTAGTACTATCTCTTCCTTGTCCTTAAATGCCGTAAGAGGCATTAAGGTGCAGACAGCAACACGTACCGAGAAGATAGTCAAGGGAAGTGATAGCAAAACTATTTTGTTAGGGGATGATGAGACCACCATAGCCTTGGGAAGCCATACACTTAAGGTAGGTGTTGGAGATGTGAAGAGAACGGTAGCGACAGGGAATATCGAAGATACCATTGCTGCAGGGAGCCACAAGACTACGGTTGTCTTAGGAAACTATGACGTAAATGTAGCGACGGGAAATATAGGGGTCAGTACTTCGGTAGGAACTGTTACTGTAGGGGGGACCAACGTTTCCATCAAAGGGATGGTGGCAGTAGATATCAATGCCCCTATAGTTGGTATAGGTGATGCTGCAACAAGGTCGGGAGTTATCACGTTCCTATCTCATAAGGATTACACCACAGGCGCTCCTCTTATCCCTTCCTTAAAAGTAACCGCGGGGATGTAATGCCTTTTGCCGCTCCTACAGCCCAGTCCGCAATAATGGTGGCGGGAGCCTCCCTAGGTATTTTAGGGGGGAATTTTAGTCAAATAGCAATGGCCGTTGCTATGACATGTCAGAGTCAGTTTCTACTACCTGCAACTATGTCCGTGGTTGCTGCAGGTACCGTGGGGGCGGGTGTTGTTGGAGGGGCTTCTCCTCCTATAGGTGTAACACCTCCCGCCATGGCTTCTGCCATTTTTTCTTCGATGGCTTCAAGGGGTCTTGTGGGGGCTAATAATTTCAACATATGTATGGCGATAAGTACGGGTATATGCAATACTATCCCTTCGTTAGTGCTCGTCGGGGTATCCCCGGGAGTAGGGACAGGGACGGGTACTGCTAAGGCTGTATCCTTCGACCCCTCCAGCTTTACGGCAATATTGATAACCAATCTTGCATCGTTAGGGATAGTGGGATCGCAGGCTATGGCAATTGGAGCTGCTATTGCTGAGGGTGTTTGTTTGACTATGTCCTCATCCCTGGTAGTCCCTGTTTTGGCTATAGCAGGACCATCAGGTCCTGCTCCAGCAACAACGGTATTCCCTGCACAGTTCATATAAGAAATAACAGAGGTTTTTGTGGCAGACGATATTACAAAGTTCAAAAGCTTGAACTACATGAACAACAGGGTTGTTCGAAATGCTATGTCGGGTAAGAAGAATGATCCTGATGCTGGTATCCTGATAACTGAGACCGCCTCGTTTTCAGATACAGTAGATCCACAAACTTATTTGATTAGATCGGAGATAACCCCAGATACTACTTTTACAGTAGCCTCCGTGACTTTTCATGAGGGGAGTGCTGTCGTAACGACAACCACACCAAATGGGTTCTCCAACGTACAGGTAGGGGATTCCATAAGACCTGAAGAACTAGGCGGAATTTTTTATACAATCCTTACCAAGGAATCCTCCACGCGATTGGTGATTAGCCTGCAATATAGTTCTCCCAACGGGGCTACTTTCAATACTGGGGTGGCTCAGGTTATGAAAAGGGAATTTGGGGGAGCTAAGTTATACTCTTACTCAGACCCTGGGCAGGAGGGGGTAGATGTATTTTCATATGATGCACAGTTGGGGGTATGGACATTAGGTAATGACGCTGCAGCCCATCGAAGCGGTCCCTATAGCACAACAAGTGATCAGACAGTTTCCTCTTACATGGATTCTATTAATGGGCATTCTGTACCCAATGGGGAAACAGGTGTAGCAGATATTAATTTAGTAGGTGTAATAAAGAAGAACCTGCAGCCCACACAAGCAGATAATTCTGTAGTAACTTTTTCTCCTGCCCCAAATCCCTCTTCCCTAAATGAACCGGGTGATACCTCTAAGGTAGCTATCAAAGTAAAATATCCAGGGCAGGATTGGGAAAATCTAGAGTATGGAGAAGATTACCTCCTGTCCTATACTAATAACCCAGTATATGAAGGGTATAGGCCTCTTCCCTCTCAGGTTACCTCCGTTATAATTAGCATGATGAAGGATTTCTCTTATTCAGAGAATGTGGATTCCTCTTTTGCAGGTAAGATAGCGCCAGTAGATAGTGACGGGGAAACAATAAATCCTGTTTGGAAAGATTCCATTAGTGTGAATGCTGGTGGGCAGCTAACCCCTAACGAGAGTTTCATGGTAGACCCCCTTCAAGGGGTGGTCACTATCTTTGACAGAGTTGAAAAGGAAGAGCTTATAGGGGCAGTCCTTTATGACAAGGGGGCGATATACTCTGGGGTAGAGGTAAGATTGTCTGATGACCCTCTAGAAGATATTACCGAGGATTCCTTTTATTCTGCTAGTCTGCTGAAGGAGAATATTGACTTTACAGTAAACAGAGAGAATGGGACTTTTTATTTGCTAGGGGAATCCAATCCCAATAAGACCCTTATATTAAATTATTTGGTTGAGGGAGCTACACGCACCACAAGCCAACCAGTGGAAGACATCTCAGATCTAAGGACGGATGCTTTCCCTGTTGTCCCCGGATCTGTAAAAATAACCGCGACTTATAAGGATGGTACTAAATCCAAAGAGTTGGCATCCTCGGATTACACAGTCTTTTATTCTAACGGTGTTATAAGATTAGACGAGTCTTTTGCGGGAGTGTTTAAGGCGATATCCATAACAT